AAAAGGCTCTTAAAATCAAAAAAGGAAAACCTATGGATGTGGATAAGGCGGACAAACAGAATGCAAATCCCAAACATGTGGAAGAGTATATTTTGGATTCCAAAGGAATATACCGCGATAAAAGGGGAAACAGATACCGGAAGAACAGCGATTACGATAAAAAACGGGATACTCCATACAGTATCAACTGCCAGACTTGCGCACCGGCATACGCTTTACGATTACGTGGATGGGATATTACCGCCAAAGGCAATGTCGCAGGGTCTAAACTTGAATATCTGAGTAATGGACGTGCTTTTGAAGTCTGGAAAAACACCGACGGTACTCCGGCGCAACATATAAGTATAAACAGCTGGCTTGCGCACAAAGGATACCTGAAAATGACCCCTAAAAGGTACATGGAGTATTTCAATGAGGTATGTAAGGAAGAAGGCGTGTATGAATTGTGCATCGGTTGGAAAAGCGGGGGCGGGCATGCTACAATCCTGCAACGGTTTGCGGATGGTGAACTAAGGTATATCGAACCCCAAAGCGATAATTCTGCCGGTTCAGGAATGGAATGGAAAAACGTAAAATATTTATGTGAAATAGGAGCTGCGACTTCCCACAACTGCAGGGGAGTCCTGAGAATTGACAATAAGCTATTCGATGTCTCCTTTCTCGATATTTTCGATACATGAATCGATAACGTCAAGGGATAACGGACCGGTTATTTCGGTTGCGTCTTTACCGTCATACAGATAGACGAAAGGATAACCGGTACAGGAGTCCCCCGGAAACTTGAACACATAGGCTTCCTGGCCTTCATAAATACCAAGGTATTCGAAGGTGTCACCGTATTGCTCAATAAGTACACGGGCCTCGTTCTTTACTTGTTCCGGTATATTCATAACGCATAAAAGGCATATTGAAAGCCTCGGTTGCAAAGTTATAAATTATTCTTGAATTACTGATGATTATGGACATAAAAGATTTTACGGAAATGATAAAGCGGAAACGTGACAGGCTGGACAGTATGATGCGCCGCAAAATGCCAGTCATGGTAGGACGAATGGCCAAAGACCATTTTCAGGATAACTTCCGGCAGGGTGGATTTGTCAATGGCGGTCTTCACCCTTGGCCCAAAGCCAAACGGCTGTCCTCGGGAGGTACCGATGCCGCCAGCAATTATGGTACGCTGCTCTCCGGCAGGAAGCATCTTTTCAAATCGGTCGGATATACACCTGCCGACTACCGGGTAAGGGTGTTCAACGAGGTGGTCTATGCGCCCGTCCACAACTGGGGTGGCGAAATCGACGTCACCGTCACAGACCGCATGAGGCGCTTTGCATGGGCCAAGTTCTACAAGGCTTCGGGGAAAAGAAAAAAAGCCGGCACAGGGCAAAAGAAACGCGTTAAACGACGTACCAAACCGAAGGAACTGAATCCACAGGCACAGTTCTGGAGAAACATGGCACTTACCAAGAAAAAGAAACTGCACATCCGCATCCCGCAGCGCCAGTTCATGGGCGAAAGCGAAGAATTGAACAGCCGCATACGGGAGAAGGTGAATCAGGAAATTACCAACATTTTAAACAGCTAAGGATATGGAAGAAGTTTTTATCGCAATCATGGAACAGATTGCACAGGAAATGCCGGAACTCTCGCTCATCGATGAGGACTACGGACAATTGGAAATGGGAGCGGAAGAAGACCAGTATCCGGTCACCTTCCCTTGTGTATTGATTGGAAATTCCAGTTCCGACTGGCACGACCTCGGATATGGGGCACAGAAAAGCGAATCGATGGTCACAGTACGTCTGGCTGTCGATTGTTACGACGATACGCACTATGCCTCGGGCACGTATGACAAGGTGAGAGAACGGATGCAACTGGCCGGAAAACTTTACAAGTCGCTGCAGTGTCTGCAATGCACGGACAACGCTTCGCCGCTGGTGCGCGAGAAAAGCCGTTCGTATGCCATGCCGGGGGGCATCAAGGTGTTCGAGCTGGTCTTTTCGTTCACACTGCACGATGAATCGGCGTGCCAGTGAGAGGTTTGCCGAAACTTGTTTCAGGCAAGCCCGAGCGCAGCCGCCGTTGGGCAATGCCAATCGGCCATGCCGTCATCTTATGGGGAATAGTTCCAGCTGGGCGGCAGTCAGACGGGGAGCCTTGACCTTGGGTACAGGACGGATGGGGCGGTCGCTTCCTTCCCGCGTCTTCCGCCGGATGATGGCCATGATACGTTCTTCGGATATAAAGAATTCGCGCTCCGACAACACTTTCAAAGCATCGTCGAACCGCAGCCGCTGCACTTCGGTCCAATAGTAGTAACGACGGCACAGTGCCTCGTCACGCAGCTTGATCAGTTCTTTATCCCGTCCTTTACCCATATACTTGTTTTCTCTTACAAAAATAGCTGATTTTCATCGAATTTAAGAACAAAAGCGCCGCAATTATAACAACTGCGGCGCTTTCTGTTTACAGGGTTAACGGTTTCCGGTTACAAACGGCAGAAACTGGGTTCAATGCGGGTCCATACGCCGTTTTCAGGGTTGCGGCGGCTGAAGTAGTAGTTGGTGGCATTGCGCTGCACTACATTGGCTTCCTTGAACAGGCGCATGATGTCTGCATACTCTTCATCGAACTTATCTTCCAGTTCATACAGCTTTGAAATGCTCTTGTAGTCCAGGTCGCCCATCTTGTTGCGCTCCAGCAGGGTCATGGCCATCTGATACATCGGATCATCCGAACCTTTCTCACTGTTCTGCATGTAGCGCTTCAGATAGTCAATCAAACGGTCGGCTGCCATGTCGGCTCGTTCATCGAAGCCTTTCACCTTGTTGCTCTTCACCTCCAGACGGAAGTCTCCGTCCGTAATGGTGTAGCTGCGCTGTTCGTCGCTTTTCACCTGACCGTATTCCTTCATCACCTTGGTAAAGGCATCGGCTTCTTTTTCCAGCCATCCGCGAAAACCTTTGACATCCTCAACCAGTGAGGTAACTTTCGACTTCACGTCTTGCATAAACTCACCGCGTAATGCCTCGTAAGTTTCACGACGGGCGATGCGGTCTTCTTTCTCTTCTTGCTGCAGCTGGGCCATCAGGGCTGCTCGCTGTTCTTTACTCAGGGACTTGACGTCCACACTTTGATTGTTCTTTTCCATGTTTAAATCATTTTGAATGTTCATTACTTGTTTTTATTCCTACTCGTTATCCTGCGATTCTGGTTCATCGTCTATCAGCATGGCCTCCCCATTGGCATACGCCCAGTCAGCCAGCTCGTTGAAAAACTCCGCTGCATCCTGGTTCTCCAGATCGGATGTCGTAAGAGTCACGTCTTTTCTTATGCGCTCAAGCGCTTCATGTGCTTTTTTATCCATATTGTTCTATTTATCGGTTAAACCTCCTTTTCGTTGGATAGCCCGCAGTTTGATGGCCAGTTGTTCCAGCTCCGCTGTACTAATCTGAACAAAGGGTTTGCCGGCTATCCGAGGGTTGTTGCAGAATTCGTTCACCCGGTTCCAGTCAGTGGTGTCTATACCCAACTGTTGCATCAGCTTCAGACATACGCTGCGTTTCCGTCGCAGTTCCTCGCGAAGTTTCTGCCGCCATTCATCCTGCCCGGTCAGTTTCTCCAAGGCACAGCAGCAGGCTTCATATTCCTTGGAAGTCATTTCACGGAGGCTTTCCGTACGGTCCCACGTGTACTGCAGAACGATTTGCTTCTTTAGCCCTTCCCGGTCTCCTGTACAGGGCAGCTTGTTGAACAATGCGTAGAACCGGGCGAAATTGGTTACTTCCTGTGCCATATTATGATGATTTTATGTTATTCAAACAATACTTTAATGCCACACGAACTGGCCACGTCAAGTTCCAGCTTGGCTCCCTTGCTCAGTTCCCAGTCCTTCAGCATATAGATATAGTCACAAGCCAACAGCAGGGCAATGTCGGCCCGCATGTGGGCTCTCCAATGAGCTTCATCCGGCAATCCGTTCCTGAAAGGGTTTACAGGATCATAGCCTTGTGCCTTCAGTTCCTCCTCGGCACGGCTGAAGGCTTCCTTGCGCTCATTCATATCATAGTGCGCGATGGCTCCGCTGATGTACACTTTCCCGGCACCGGTCACTTCACCACGTTGAAAAGCCTTGTGTCGTTCCCACCGTTCTGGAACCACCACACTGTAGTTGCACGATTGGCAGCAGCAGCCTTCTTCTTTCACCGGGAACGGATTGTATCCGTAGCCCTCATACTCTTTGCCGCAGATGCAGCACACTTTCTTTTCTTCTTTCTTTTCCATCACTTCAAATCTTTAATGTTTATTTGGCAGGACGGAAGCCATACCTGGATATTCCGGGCAAACATCACATCCCTGGTTTCTATCACTACGTGTCCCTTTGTCTTGGCCCTGCGCAGACGGAGGTCGCTTTGTATGTTACGCTCTACCCAATCGTCCACCACGGCCTCCGCCTCCTGTCCTTTCAGGAGTATCTGGTACAGCTTATTCTCCCATTCCATCATTCAAATAATCCTCCATATTATCGTCCTTCAATGTTTTGGCAGCACCTTCTTCCCATATCACGTAGGGTTCACCGGGCTTTTCCATAAAGCGGCTTTTGCACCAGGCTTTGAAACAGCTTACCATGATTTTCACATCGGCATCATATTCCACCTTGCGGGCGCTTCTACCTGCCGGATGAAGTCCCTCGGCATGGCTGATGAAGATAAACAGTTTCTTGGGATGACGTTCCTTGAACTCCTTGTAGGTCTTGTAGTTCAAGCCGCTGTATTGGAAGCTGTCGATAATCACGATGCCGGGACTGCCCCGGCGCTGCAGACGTTCCTCCAGCTGGTCCATCGACTCGCGGTCAAGGATAACCAACCGCTTGCGCACTTCGTCCATCTTATGCCGTTTCAGGCTCATCTGGAACGAAAGGCCAGTGCTTTCTTCCAGGCTGTCATAGATGACACGTCCGAAGCCGCACAGGTACTTGGCCAGCTGCATCACAAAGCTGCTCTTTCCGTTCCCGCTGGCACCCCAGATAATCCACACGCCACTCTTGGCAGGGTTGCCAATCGAGGCTTGCCAAGCCCCGGTAAATTCATACCGGGGTATCTTCATATTCAGCACCTCACCGGGGCTGTAGGCTCTTTTCAGTTTCATGCTTGCATCCTCCTTAATTTTTCGATTTCGGTATATACGCGCCGCAAGCCGCCTCCGGTGCTGTGAACAATCTTGGCAATGTCGGCACCGTCCGGGGCATTGATTTTGGCCACGATGGCAGCCTGTGCCTTCAGGAATTTTTCTCGTTCCTGTGCATCATCCGGGGTCACCTTGCTGTAGGAGTCACCGTAGCGACTCAACATTTCGGTATAACCCACCTTCTTGCCTTCGATGGCGCGGTTGATCTTTTCCTTCAGCCCGTCTGCACCCATCATATACCACGCACAGCAGCGCTCGGTGGCGTTCCACAGGGCCTTCAGTTCAAGGAAGGCTTCATACTGCAGGTCCCCGGCTTCATCCAGAATAACCAGGGGCGTATCTATCGTGCGGAGGTAAGCCACCAGATCCTCATACACGTCGCTGTAGCGTCCGTTGCTGGTCACGCCGAATTCCTTGGCAATGTAGCGTATCAGCTTCAACTTGGTCTTCACCTGGCTGCAGTCCACATATACGGCGTGCTTGTGCTGCTTCACGTAAGCTTTGGCCGTAAAAGTCTTGCCGATATTGGGCATATCGCACAGGATGGCGCTCAGCCCGCTTCCCTGGCACACTTCCAGCTGCTTGCTCACAAACACATAGGTCGGGGTCTGTGCTGCCTGCCAGGGCATTTCCGTACGCAGTTGCACGCCCAGTCTTCGGGCTATGCCTACCCAGTTGGCATCACTGACCTGCTTTTCATAATTGCCCCGCTTGATGGTATTGTACACACTGGGGGCTATGCCCAGTGCCGTAGCATGACGGTTGTCACTGGGATAATTTTCACGGTCGGCGGCTATCGCTGCCACAATACGTTGCTTTACTTCATTTGTTATTTCCATTTGAATGCTGTTTTAAATTCGTTCTAACGTCGTTAATTATATCTTGGCTACTGCATCATGCTCAAAGGCACTGATGTCCATATAGGCTGAGTAATCTTCTTCCTCGGCTTGTGCAGGAAGGGGAACGGCTTCCGCCTGTACCTCTGTTATCAGCTTTGCTTCCTCTTTGGCAAGGATACCCACACGCTTGATCTTTCCGTCCTTCATCATCTTGTCGAACTTGGCTACATACTTGGCCTGTTCGGTATAGGCTGCCTTGTCGTACTCGGTCTGCTCGGCGGTGGCTTCATTGTAACGTTTCACCTTCTGGCAGGTGTCTATTAACCGGCCATGCTGATATACATAAATTTCCTGCACATTACCGTCTGCGCCTGCCAGCCAATAGGCATCCACTTGGTAGTTGCGCGGTTCCAACCGGTCTATTACGTTCGGGTCGGACAGACGATATACTTCATGGTTTACCGTCAAATAGGCATTCTGCCGGATGGACGTTTCGGTATGCTCACCGATATACCGGTACAACACCGCTTTATCCCAAGGACGAAGATCCGGGTTCTGTGTTCCACAAAGCACATCCCAACGCGTCATGCCAGGATATTTCTTTTGATTGGGGTGCGGCTGGTTGTTCCATTCTTTGATGGAAGCAATATCATCAGCCACAAGCTGCTCGTAAGTATAGGTAGGCACCCGATAGGTGTTGTTCAGTTCGTCATATACCTTTTCCACTTTCGGACGGTTGGCTTCCAGTTTGGCCCACCAGCGGCCGATATTCTGCTGAGTCCGTTTTTCCACGCTGTACTTCTTGCCGCGGTTCACGTGCTCCTGGCGTTTCTCACGGCTGTTGCCGGGGTTGCACCAGTGTATGAGGGGAAAAACCACACCGGCTTGCATCAGGCCGTCTGTGAATTTGTTCACCAGATGGTGTTCCACCTCTATCTGTGCCGGCATATACCAGCCGTTCTGGTCGATGGTCTGAAACATGTTCCTCATACAATCCAGAAACAGGTCCTTGTTCTTGTTCCGGTTGTAGGCGTATCCTACAACGGCACCGCTTGCCACGTCGCTTACATAATAGGCATGCACATAGTTCCCATCGCGCATAGGTCGCGGAAGGTCTCGGTCGTCAGCGGAAATCTTGCTGAATGCATATTGCGGCAGGCTGCGCAGATGGTAGGGGCGCTGGGAGTTGTTGAAGTTCCATTGGGTCTGATGAACTTTGGCCAGCAAGGCAATGGTCTTGGGCTGTTTCAATATGTTGGCTATCGTAGCTTTGCTCAAAACCACCGGATTCCCGCTTTTGTCAGTGAAGTCTTCAGGGTTGAAGATTTCACCCGTTTCCGGATCGTAGGCTTCGCAGTTCCCTGTCACAAACTGGTTATACATTTCTGCCACTACGGTATCATAAGGGTGCTCCGCTTGGGCGGCAAGACCACGGACCAGGTCTTCAATCTTATAAGTCACCTTCCTTCGGTTCTGGTTCATGAACTTGCGGCTGATAAGGCTTTCATAGCCGTTGGACTTGAAGTCATTCACACGCTTCTTGAAGCGGTTGGAACTCACGGGCAGGGTATGCCCGAACTCTGCCTGATAGTAGCTGATGGCTCCTGCCAGCTCGCCCCAGTTCACCGGACCGGCCTTCATGGCCTTGCGCATAAAGGTGGCATCGTCCATCGCACGAAGCACGGCTTCAATGACCGAAGCGTTCACCGTATATTCCTGGATGTGTTCCGGAGGAAGGGCATCACCGTTGTCAAAGCGGAACCGGGTATAGAATTCACGGGCTTTCGCATCGATGTGGTAATGGCCTATAAACCAGTTTCTCAAAATATCTTCTTTCATTTCTCCGTATTTTAATTTTATCCGTTCCTGAAATCGCAGGGGCATGGTGGCAATCTCTATCAGTGCGTAACTTCCAAGCCCCTTGCCTTGTCGCACTACGTTGATTTCTTTCCTGGCCGCCAGCTTCTTGTAATTGGGTACCGACATGATGGGAGCAAGTTCTTCTTCAGAAAGCATGGAGGGATGATGTCCTCGCAGCGCACGGCTCTTGCTGTAGTCGGCCTTTCCGTCTTCCCGAATCACCGGGCGGTCATCGTAGGTCAAATCCTTGTATGATATGCACAATATCTTTCCATAATACTCCATTTCATTGCTGTTTATAAGGCAGCTGCCATCTGTTGGGTCTCGTGCTGCAGCTGCATGAAGTCTGATACAAACTCACATTGGTAGGTTTCGGTCCGTTTCCCGTCCACGTACACGTCCACATCGTTGGTCTTCCGGTGGACTACCAGTTTTACACGGGGACCGAAGGTGCAGGTCATGGTATGCTCACACTCTTCAAAGGTCGTTTCACAGTTGGGGATGAATCCGCCGTCAGTCAGCTTGCCGCCTCGTTTCAGGGCGAGGGTGCGGATCCGGCGGGCTTGGTCACTGTCACGGACAAAATTCAGTGCCTGCCACACAGCCTGGCGGCTGCACTTAAAGGTCTTCATCAGGAAGGTCTTTGTCTCGTTATCTGTCAAAATCTGCTTTCTCATATCGTCATACTTTTTAATCGTTATCGTTCGTTCAAAGGTTTTCAACGGCTTCCGCTATTTCCTAATCACCCGTCAGTATTTCATGAAGGCGTGTCCCTTTCTGCAGTTCTTCGACCAGCACCTGCATCGCTTCCTCACACACACAGCTCACATTCTCTATCACCCGGTAGGCATCCGAGTTGCTTATCTCATCCTC